AGGCCAGGACGCTATCATAGACTTCAAGCAAACTAACAAGCCAAAGAAGAGAGAATGGATTGATGATTACTTTCTGCAGCTATCTGCGTACGCAATGGCGCATAACATTTTATTCAACACTCAAATAACCAAAGGTGTAATTATGATGTGCAGCAAAGATAATTATTATCAAGAGTTTGTAGTTGAAGGTAGTGAGTTCCAAAAATATAAACATAACTTTTTAAGGAGAATAGATGAGTATTATAAATCAAGAAATGCGAAGACTAAATAATATTGCAAATACATACAACAAAACTGATGGACCAATGAAAGAGATGTGGAGACAAAAATGGTACGAATTATTAAAAGTAATATCAAGGAGGATAGATGAGAGTAAGAGACTTACAACAAATACTAGGTAAATTTACCTTAAATGAAAAAGGCACAATAGTATCTGATTGTCCTATTTATATTGAAACTATGGATGGACATTTAGAAGCTGTTAGAAAAATAGAATTACAAGAAAGTAGGTTGATTAATTCACCAGAGCCTGCGAGATTAGTTTTAAAACCGGAGAAGTTAGAGAGATTTAGATCTCCAACTTTCAAACAAAGTTAATGGAATCCATAATGGATAATGCGCAACACGGTGCCAACCGGGAGACTGGGAGGCACTTGTGTATATAGAATTAGTCAAATATCCTGACGTATTTTTACGATTTGTAAGTAAAAACGTGCCTTTTCCATTGGATGATAAGACCGAAAGACTTATAAAATTTATGTCAAAAGCTATGTATCAACACCACGGCATAGGTTTAGCTGCAATACAAGTTGGTTATCAATTACGTATGTTTGTGATGGACTGCACTAGATCTCAAGAGAGTCCACAAGTATTTATTAATCCTGTTATAGTGAAAAATAGTGAAGAAACTTTAACAGACTTTGAAGGGTGTTTATCTGCACCAGGTAAGAGAGGAGAAGTAAAAAGATATCTTAGAATAGTTCTAAAGTATCAAGATAAGGAAGGAGCTGAACATCAAAAAACTTTCTATGATTTAGAAGCAAGGTGTATTCAACACGAAATGGATCATCTAGAAGGTAAATTGTGTATAGATTATGAAAAAGGTGAGTATAGTCGGGACAAACATAAGTCCCAAACAATGGTCGAATCTGATTTTAGAACTAAATCTGATACGTAAGCAGTGGGCACCCTTTGCTAAATTTGAAATACAAGGCAATGGAGTGCGTAAAATTATTAAAAATGGCACAAGTGTGGTCAAATTAGGACATAAATAAGGAGTGTGCCAGTGTATAGTGGAATCCTAGGGCAAATTTTTTTTTCAGTCATCAAAAAAATATGGTGGCACAGGTGGCACAAGGCCAAAAATAAGCTAGAAGTGTTGGTATTGTTGAATAATAGCTGTGCCACGACATCAATTTCTCTTGGCACAGCTTGGCACAAATGGTATGAATACTGGCTTTTTGGCAATTATGGCTTGGCACAGATGTACTCGGCGTGCGTGACCCTTTTTGTTTTTTTGAAAACTTTTTTGCCCAAATATTTCACTATACAGTATAAGATATAATATGAGACGTCCTAAAAAATCAAAATATAAATCAGTAGTAATTAAAAAGAAAAGATATTATTATTATAAAATTACTTGGATGGATCCAACGGGCGATTCCGGGCACGCAAATGCACACGACTCACTTGGTTTGATTCCATCAACAATGATAACTCACGCATATTTATTTGATAAAGATAAAAAATATGTTTGGACGTTTGCATCTTACGAAGAAGGTGATGAGTTATTTTCTGATAGAAATGTATTTCCAAAAGGTTGTATAATAAAAATGGAGAAAATAAGTGAAAAATAAAACCTTGACTAAGAATATGCCTAACGTAAAATGGGACCAACTTCCACCGAGGAAGGGACCAAACCCACAAGGGAGGCTAAATGGAAATAATAAAAAGATCGGCATCCAAAATACACGAATTGTATTGCCGAGCAAACGAACTAACTAATCGGATTCAGGGGCTTGTTTTACTTCTGATGCTTTTGGTTTTGATTTATCAGTAGGCGTAACATCCTTAATATCTTCTTCATACATTTGATCTAATTTATCCTGTAATTCTTCAGGAGATAATTTACTTAAATCTACATTGGCGTTTATATTAAGTTGTCTGTCTACATATAATCCTCCGACCTGGCCCCGATTTTTTTCGGCGGTCACGGCGGGGGACATCTGTTTTAATTTTCTAGACTCATCACGAAGTCTTGCCATTTCTTGTAAGTGACTTTGGTAATTGACTCCGTACTTCTCTTGCACCTCTTGTCTTAATTCTTTTATGTAAGCAGCAACCAAAGGATATACTCTTGGGTTTCTTAATTCAGATGCTGATTGTCTTGGTCTAGTTTTATATCCTGCCTCAAAGGCACACTCTGCAGGACTCTTTCTACCTGCTTCGTATATTAATAATTCTGCAAATTTAATCTGTTGTTCAGTCAATACAGGTGCTGGTCCCTTCTTCTTTTTGACTGGTTTTGTTTCTTTTTCCATCGTACATTTGACTTATAAACGGGCGTACGATAGAAGTCAATGTACGATGGTAAGAGAGAGTAAATTGTGGAAGCTATTAAAGAAAAATACACCTCAAATTCAGTGGACTAGACTAGAATCTTGGGCATCTTTTGGTGTACCGGATCTGTTGGGATATAATGATAAGTGTGGTTTTTTTATGGTTGAGCTTAAGGTTGCTACTGGTAATAAAATTAGCTTTAGTCCACACCAAAAATTATTTCATTACACTCGTACAAAACGTAACTTTATACTCGTACAGATACCTTCCCTCAAATGTATAAAGTT